GAGCATATTAGGCGCGAAGTCTATTGCGCTATCGACTGCACGTTGCAGCAAGTCCTCACGATTGACGTGTAGAAAGTATGCCTGATAATCGCTCATGATTCCCTTCTAAGCCACGCATCCCATCGCGGCCATAGATTGTTCCAGTTAAGTTCAGGCGGTAGACTTGCCGTCGCGCCCGTAACCGCAAGCGCCTTTTCCGCCCATTGATGCGGCGTATAGACCGGACGAATTGAGCAGAATGTTCCTTCGGGGCGAAACGCTACTGGCTCAAACTTGAATTCAGCAGAGAGCCATTCAGCGCCGCCACCGTAGTTGCCATGAATACAAGGCACGCCACAAGCGAGAGATTCATAGATCGGAAATCCAAATCCCTCAGATAATCCAATCCCAAACGTCACATCGCAAGCGGAGTAGGCCCACGTCATCTGCTCATCCGTCAATCGCCCGGTGGTCACTACAGCCTGATTATGTAGACCGTAATCCATAAGCAGAGCAGAGATAGACCAGAATCGTTCCATCATGTCGGTGTGAATCCAGAGCAGAACGTCTTTTGTTTTGGCAATATCCGCCGCTGCCGCAATAGCTGTACCGAAGTCCTTTCGAGCCTGATTCGTTCCAACCATGCCGATAACGAACTGGTCTGGCTTGATAGAGAAGTCGGTATCGAATACAAGCTGGCCGAACTTGCGCCGTGCCTTATCGCGTCCACGCGGTCGCCACACTTGCGGGTCAATGCCGTGTGGTAGGGCTTCAATCGTTCCGCCGATGGTCCGTTCGATGATTCGCGCCGACCATTCGCTGTATGCTAGTACGCGGTCACACTTACTAAGCACTTCACGGAGCAGGTAGGAGAGCCGTCCATTCGGCCCCTCCGCGTCGATAGCGGTGTAGGTCCAAACATCAAACGGTTTGCTTTGCAGGAACGTGCGAAGGTTTGCGTATTTCTCAAGCGTCTCTGGATTGGTTACGTGCGGCGCGGGCTTGCAATACTTCGCAGGGTCAACCAACCAAAGCAACCGGCTGGCGTCCCAAATGACCAGCAAAATCCCCGGCTCATCCCCCGCGAACACTCGCCATATCTCCGGCAGTTCCGTGACCACCCAGTTCTCCATTTCGTGCAGCGGGTAGTTTGGAAACGGCATAAAGATACGATCATCGAACCCCGGACCAACACATCCCACGCGGTACACGTCGCTCATGTTCTCATGGATGCGAAGAGCCAGTTCGCGGGTGATGCGCCCAAGGCCGGACTTAGATGACGGACTATCGCTCAAAATGAGCAGCGGAGTTGTCATTGCGGCTGTGCCTCTTTCAGCACATCCTCGATAATCTCCCGGAGCAGGGTACGCAGTGGCTTTCCCTTCGCCTCGGCCATCTTGCGGGCGACGGCCAGCATATCGTCATTCACGCGGATTACTACTACGGTGCCGACTCTACGCATGGACTTGCTTTTTCACGATGCGCTCAAGCAGCGCCCGCGCTACCGTAAGACTGTTTTGGAGTACCCAAGCATCTTCTTCACCGCGATAGCCGAGTGCCTTGAAACCGTCAATGGCGACCAGCAATGCACGCTCTGATTCGAGTAGGGTTTGCTTCTGTTTCAACGCGAGGCCGTGGCGCTCTTTCGCTTCGATGGCTGCGACTTGCGTTTGCCGTGCGAAGATCTCGGCAAACAACTGAGATTTGCTAGGTTGTTTCGTGGTTTTACTCATGCCCCTATTGTATTCCCATCCGTATCATAGTTGTCAAGAGACACGAAAGCCGCCCCGAAGGACGGCCCCGTGTGCTCTGGCTCTCCGCATTTCTCCTTTCAGTGGTATAGATTTAGAAACTTTGCGCGGCCCATACGCTCAATCTTCCCATCGTGGTACACCTTTGCAGGAAATGTAATCTGGCCCAAATCCACAATGACGTTCGCATCGCAGCGGCAGTTGGGAACCTTCCCGGCCTGATAGTGGCCGAGCTTAGACCTGATTCCGGCCAATGCCTCTGGCGCGGGCGGGTCTGACCAGAACACAATCACATGGTCCATGAGGCGGTGTGAGGGCCGGACGCGCCTATCCTCGCTCGACAGCCACTCATAGCAAGGAAGTGACAGGTGCGCGGCCCGTGCCTCGCTAATAGATGTTGCCGTGCTGGATACCTCAGTCCTGGCCAGCATTGCTACCCGGCTCTTGGTTATCTCAGGAATACGCCGCCGAATATCCTTTGCGATAGTCTCCGCCCGTTCCCCGCGCATCTGGCGTGTGGCAATCTGCGAAGCTATGTCCTGGGCTATGTCCTGCGGAACGGTTCTAATCAGAGCAGCGTGCTGACTGACCAGTTCGCGCATCTGCGCCCCAACCGGGCCCGCCATCTCACGTTTGAGCAGATCATAGATTCTTGCGCCCTGCGTAGACTTCCGAGCCGCATCACGCCACGATACCGCGTTCTGGATCGCCGTAGCCGTCACCATGCCCCGTGCCAGACGGTCTGAGGCTTGCATGACACGTTCACCGCCGCCGTTGTTCAGAAAGGCGAATATGGCCTCAAGGTCTGACCCAGCAGGAACCATCTTGAGCCAAGACTGCATGAGGGCATTAAGGGCGCGGCGGTATTCAAGCTCGATACGCATTGGCCGATGGAAGTCTGGCATTATTTAGACCCCTTGCCGCCCTCGGCTTTCTTCGCTTCTGTCCCCGTTTTACCCTCTGAAAACTCCTCAGACCCGGCGCGGGCCTCCTCTGCCTCAATCTGCAAAGGTACCTGAACATCATCGTCCGCCGCCTCAATCATTTCGTCGGTCACGTTCGTGCCAATCTCGGTAATCTTCGAGGCGGTCTGGATTTCGCGCAACGTAGTCTGACGGCCAATAATCCCATCGGTAAAGTATCCGCGAATCGCATCAGACTGGCTTTTGGCAAGCTCTGCCTTTTCCTTCGCGTTCATCGTCCGCATCGGCGCGAAGTTGTAATCCAGATCATCCGGCACCATGCCCCAAGTGCTCATACAGATAATTGGGATTAGCTTATCCATCAAAGGACGTTCTCGCTGCTGACGCTCTTGGTCTGCGTTATCGTAGTACGCTTGCAAATCGCCTTCGTTGGAACTTGACAGCCCCGATTGCGTCTCTCCGAAGAGCCTTGAAACCGGATAGCCGCTGGCTCCGCAGAGGCACATAATCTGCATTCGCATGACTTCAGACAAGCCAGAGAACGAAGCCTGATGAGTGAATAGCTGCTCATCCTCTCCTAGAATCAACAGCCCATTCGTGCTGATGTTCTCCGATACCGCTGCCGTGCGTACTAGATAATCTTTCAATTGCTGTTCTGTCAGTCCAACACCGGAGAGCATCTGCGCCAGCATAGGATTCTGCATGGCAAAGACGTTCGCCCTTGAAATCAAGTCTGAAACCGCCGCCATGCCGTAGTCGTAGCGGTTCAGCTCATCCAAGACACATTCGATTTCGCTCATGCCCCAGTAGGTTTCAATCTGCTTCTCAAACAAGGGAAGGTCGCGGCCAACAAAGCGCAAACAGCGGGAATGATGGACGCGCAACCGATCTCCCGTCTCAGTGTAAACATCGTAGTACACCGGGTATCCGTATTCGGCGGGGTTGTCTAAGTCTCTGACCAGTTCCGAGCTAGGTGACATACCAGACCAGCGGTCAACTACGAGCAGCCCTTTGTAGCTGTCCACATCCACATCTTCTAATGCAAGGGGCTGTGAGAGATCGTTATGTCCCTTGAGAATGATGATACCGAGCGCCCCCCCGAATAGACGGCCCCACTTCCGAGCTTCTATGTATTTCTGTAGAGTTGCGGTTGAAGCAACTACTTTGTCGAAGTCTGCAATCTGTTCTGGTGTGACCTGACTGACAATGGACGGAAAGGCTTTTAGCTGGTCCTGGGGCTTTGTATCCACGATAGACCGAATCACCCATGAGCCGCGATACATGAAAACGAGCTTCTGGTAATCAAGCGAGATACGGAAGGGGATGTGCCGTCCACCGTTGGCTAGGCTGGTACTGCCCCATCCTACGTTCGCAGCGGGGTTCGCGTAAACGTCACCAATACCCGCCGCCTGATTCACTGCCGGGAGTCTCAGCCTTGCCGCCGCCCGCGCCTTCGCCGCCTGTAGTTTGTCGCTCATGGAATTATCTTACACCAGCATTAGTATTGGGATACGCATAGAAATACGCACATCATCCCAACCGCCACTTAGGAATAGCCCTGCAAATTCCCACACGGGCGGCGTCGCACGTATGGTCGTGATCCTTGATCGGCTCCTCTTTTCCCTTGTCGGCCTTCTTATCATCCCAGGCATAGCCCTCATGCTCTTTCAGCGTCATGGGGCAGTTGCGCTCGTGAATCTTGTACATCCCCATCTTGAGCGCAGACGATACGCGCCGGATGCCCTCTAGGACTTCGTTATCGCCGTTCTTGACCTGATAGCCTCGTCTGACCAGTTCAAGCTTGAAGCTGGCCGCTGACGGGTCAACAATCACTACCAGGCCACGATGTTCCCGGCCAACGAACGCATCGAAGTCGTCGCCGTACTCCGCATCTGTCTTTTGCCGCCGCTGCTTCTCGCTATCCCAGTAGTATTCCCGTTCCTGCCACAGCGTCTTGCCATCCCCATACACGTCTAAGAATACGCAGGGGTTGATAGTTCCATAGTCCACAAACACGTATCTCTCTGCCGGGCTGGTGAGCAGAGCGATTGGACGGCTGGAATCATCGTATTTGCATTGTGGGCCGAGCACGTCACGATAGATTGAGGATTCCGCCGTCACCCATTGGCCGAGAATGTATCGCTGATAGAACACCCCGGTATACATATTCTTTTGTGCTTCGATGAATTCCGCACTGAGATTTGGGTTGTCCTCCATCGTGTAATGCCCAGACCATAGCAGACCCATGGATCGCAGGTTTGGATTATCGAGGAATTCAGTCTTTAGCCAATGGCTCGGAGGTCCAGGGTTGGTTGTGCCGTACATCCGTGCTCCTTCGGGAGACATACGGGTGAGCAGCATCTGAAAGAACTCTTGCGGCATGAGCGAGATTTCATCTCCCACCGCTATTCCCACTGTCAGCCCACGCACATACTTCTCGCTGCCCTCGTCCTTTGCACCCATCACCAGCCAGCTAGACCCGCACAGAGTGAGCAGCCCGGACTGGTGATTATAGGTGTAGTTCGATGGGCCAACGATATTAAACAGGTCATTCAGGACGTTATTGAAGATGGTTTGCTTCGATACCCCAGTCAGCACGCGCCAGCCAGCGATAGGATAGCGGCACGCCTGTAGAATCTTGGGATGAAGCGACCATGTTTTTCCACTACGCACGGAGCCTTCGAGAATATTGATGCGACAGTCTAGCTCTATGGGACCATAGGCAAAACGTTTAAGGCGAGGGCCATAATTAAGAATTGGCATCTGGCGCGTCCGCCTTCGGGATTTCATCGTATTCGCGCTTGAACTCAGAGAGCAGATCTGCGAGGGGATCGCCTCGATGATCGACCTGCACCCGCTCCATCACGCGCCCCTCTACTCTGTCCGCAAGCTCTGCCGCTGCGTTGACCTTGCCCTTCACCGCCTCTTTCAGTAACGCCATAGCCACCACTTCGGCGTATGTCGATGCTTCACTTATGCGGAGTTGCCGCGCTATTTCTGGAGGTACTGTCTGTCCGAGCAACGCAGAATAGGCATCCGAAAGGGGCTTGCGCTTTGGTTTTCCTAACGGATTACCAGACTGACCAGGCATAAACCCTTTGCCTGTAATGCCTCCAAGAAGTTTAGGCGGGGCCGTTGAATCTTCGTTGTTTGCAACGTCCTGTTCGCTATCCGGCACTCAGCACCGCCTTCTTGCCTATTCTACCGTAAGTTGGAGCGGGTGGGTCGGATTCGTCCGCCGACTGGTGAGGGGTACTCACCGCGTCCATTTTCACCCGCTTAGTGTGATCGATAAGGGCAATGCGTACCAATTCAGCAGCTTCCGTTTGAGTAAGGGAAAAGGGATTACCGATGTGATTGTTGGCTCCACGTCCGAACAACACTACCCCGATAAACCGCCCATCTTCCCACACCCCAATTTTAATCAGTTTCCCCTTTGGCATCACCTTGCTGTAGTGCCAGTGCTCCACCGCGAACTTCGCCGCCTCATGGCTGCACCAATCGAGATACAGCCCTTTATTTGGGATGGAATTTGAGGCCACAGCCGGGACACTCCACTTCTGCCTTTTGGTCTAGCTTCCCCTGCTCATCAATCGAGGCAGGGTTAAATGAAGGATTCTCGAAAAGGCTTGTTAGCTCATCCGCTGTCCAGAACGGGGCCAAGTCTACTCCATCCTCCACCAGCCCCTTGAGCGTCTCTGTATCCCAATCGAGTGATACCTGTGATGAGCGATTATCTGCAATGGCAAGCTGCCGCGTGTGTGGGTCTGCCAAGTCCAGGTCTGTGCGCTGTACGGCTACCAGCTTTGTGCCGTCTGACTGCACTACGATCACATCGTCCATGCCGATAGCAGCCGCATTTTCAACCGTTTTATTCCCGGCCACGATGTTCCCGTGCTTATCTAGCAGGATTGATCGGCCAGCCCCGTATTGCCGCAAGCTGTCCTCAATCATCTGCGATCCCCTCGGCGTGCCAAGATTCGCATTTCTCATGTCGGGGATAAGCGTACTCAGCTTGACCGTTTCGCTCATTCCTCCACTATACTCCCGGAATATGGCTTGCTGGCAAAGTGGGCGATCCAGTCTGTGAGGATTGTCAAAAAGGCGAACAAGTAGGCTGTGGATTTCCTGTGAATATCTTTCCTAAGCCTATTGTTATCAACACTCATTATTCCCTTGACACTAATACGTATTAGTCTACAGTTGTAAATGAAAGGGGAACACAGATGAAACCTATTACCCTTCGGCAAGCAAAAATGATGGCGAAGAAAACAAATGCGCCGTTCAGTTGCAATATCCTCGCCCAAAATGGATTTTTTGGCCTCTCGACCGTCTTTATGTTCCACGACCGCTTCATTGTCCTCGCACCGTGGCAGTGGGAAACTCCTCGCCAGTCGGTGTAAGTATCGCATTAAACACAGCCTAACCAAAGGAACTACGCGAGGCTTTGACAATGATTGACCATGGTTTAATGACCGAGGCGCGAGAGTACGCAATTAAGCTCACGATTGAAGGTCACTATGAAAATCAGGAGATCGCCGAACTGAAGCGCCAAGTTTCCAGTGCGCAACTTAACGACGATGAAATTCACGCCGCTTGCCCTTATGTCCAGTATGAAGGTGGAAAAATCTGGTTTCAGGCTGCGGCTTGGTATCGGGAGCAAATGGTAAAAAGAGGGAACCAATGACCTACGACGATTGGAAACTCGAAACTCCAGAAGAAGAGGATTATCGCCTCGGAGCAGCAGGACGTAAGCGTAGGAAACGAGCCGAATATGAAGAAGAACACGCGGACGATCTGCGCGAAGAAGAGCATTTACGCCGCCAAGATACGGAATACTGGCATGATGTGAATGCTCACCACGCTCCTGGCAAGCATAGCAGCCTAACCCGGCAACCACAACCAGCACGTTAACCAGGAATGAGGTGAAAGAAAATGGCACAGCAAGGATTAGACCCGTTCTACACTGGATGGTCGGTCTTTCGGTATGCCCCGGATGAGGACGCTAACAGCTACCCTCGTATCTATTGGCAGTACGTCTCGGAACATTCAGACCATGCGGCTGCGGAACGTGCGGTAATTGGCTATAACGCTATCAGCCCGGATACGGTCTACCAGATCGCACGTCGCCGCCCTACGCGCAAGGTGCCCCAATGACCACCTGCCCCCAATGCGGCACCACGCTAGGCGTATCCACCGCCGCCTCCATCCTCGGCGAACGCGGCAAAGGCGTTAAACGGCCAAAATCCGGCAACCGTAACAAGTGGCTCACCTGCCCCTACTGCCCTCCAGGTTCACGGAAATGGCAGCATGAGTTAAAACTCGAAGCGCACGTCTCACAGTGTCACCCGAATGGAGAATGAAAATGTGTATAGCCTTTAGTTGTATCGTCGATCAAGTAGGCAAGGTCACTTGGAAACTAGGCATCGACGCTCATTCGGAGCTTGCCAGTTTTGGCGGCTACCAAGACAGAAAGCTCGGCGAGTTTGCAAAGGCTGAGATAACTCCAAAGAATAACGATTACCTCAACCCTGATGAATGGGTTTTCCGCTTTGACGAATCTCCCGTTCCGGCATGGTGCGGTACACATGAAAAGGAACTGTGCCTCGCCGCTCATAAGAAGTGGCTCAAGCAAATGGATAAGATCATCATTCCCCACTCGGTTGTGCGTCCGTTCAAAGTGACTCCACCGGCCAGTATCCAACCAAAGCATATCCGTCTCCTCAAGAAATGGGCCAGCGTGGTGGACAGCGTGATGGCCAGCGTGGGGGACAGCTTGGGGGACCGCGTGGGGGACAGCGTGGCGGCCAGCGTGGTGGAGAGCGTGGGGCACAGCTTGTGGCACAGCGTGGTGGAGAGCGTGGGGCACAGCTTGTGGGACAGCGTGGTGGAGAGCGTGGGGCCCAGCGTGTGGGACAGCGTGTGGGCCTATACAGGTTCCTTTTTCCGTATCCCTGTCTGGAAGTACGTCAAACACCACAAAGGCAAGTACCCCTATCAGCCTCTAATGGCGCTTTGGAACACAGGCCTTGTTCCTTCGTTTGACGGCACAACATGGAGACTGCATGGTGGCCCAAAGGCGG